GGCACCACGGAGTAACGTATGGCAGAAGATCAAGGTGCCGGGACGCCGAAGGATTACCTCGTCCCAGGCGTCGAGCTTCAGTTCGGCTCGGTCAAGCGCACGGTGCCGCCGCTCAACTTAGGCGCACTGGCGCAGCTTCAGGACCGCATTGCGAGCTTCAAGGGCTTCGACAAGGAGTCGATCGCGACCGCCATCGACGCAGTTCACGCGGCCTTGAAGCGCAACTACCGCGGTGTGACTCGGGAGTTTGTCGAGGAGCACCTCGACACCGTGAACATGTTCACCGTCATGGACGCGCTGATGGGCGTGAGTGGACTCAAGCGCAAGGAGCTGAACGGCGCGGGAAAAACGGCGGCAGTGGAGACATCGACTGGGCCGAACTCCACTGCAGCATAAAGCAGTCCAGCGGCGACTCGTGGGAAGAGGTGAGTGAGGACTGGGACCTCCCGCGGCTCACGGCGTGGTTCAAGTACTTGCAGCAGCGCTCGGGGAAAGTCGCCGAGCCTCCGCAAGACAATGCCGCGGCGCTCGTCGCGGAACTCGCCAGGATGGAAGGGGTTGCCCGGGTGCCGCATAACGCACTGAAGAGGACGCCGCGTGGCTGACAAGCAATTCCGCATAGACGCTGACGTCAGCCCATTTGAAGAGGCAATGGCCCGTGCGCAGCAGGCTGCAGCACGCACTGCCGGTGACATCAAGCAGCAGTTCGAGCAGGTCAACGCAGGCTTCAACAACCTGAAGACCGCCGTCACCGCTGTGGTAGCGGCTTTCGCGGGCGGGGAGATCGCCGCCAAGCTCAGCGAGATGGCCGAGCGCGCCGAAGAGATGCGCAAGGCCTCCGAGATTTTCAATCTCTCGACCACCGCGCTCCAAGGCCTCTCCGTCATGGCGGAGCGCACCGGGGTTTCGTCCGAATACCTCGAGCGCGCCATGACGACGCTCGAGCAGCGGATGCGCCAGGCGGGGGAGCAGGGCGGCGTCATCGCCGAGCGGTTCAATGCGCTCGGTATCTCCACTCAGGAGCTTCGCGACCCGACCTTCAGCGTGCAGGAGGCGATGGAGCGTCTTGGGGAATCGACCAATTCCTCGGCCGCGCTCCTTGCGGTCCTCGGCGCTCGCGGCGCGCAGCTCATTCCTCTCATGCGGGAACTTGCCCGCAACCACCAGGCGGCCGGAGAAGCCGCACGGGAAGTCGGCGCGCTCACTGAATCCGAGATCGCGACCCTCTCGCGCTATCACGGCCAGATCGCCATCGTCAATACCGAGTGGGAGAACTTCTCCTCTCGCCTCCTTACCGAAGCGGCTCCCGCTCTCGGGGAGCTCCAGCAGCAGCTTTTCAACGTCCTCACCGCAGGCGAAAAGACCGGCGACTTAGCCGGCATTGCCCGAAGTGTGTCCGCCGAATTTCTCAAGTGGGCTGCGGCTGTCAAAGACCTCTATGCCGACCTCGAGCACATCTTCTCGACCGTAGGCACATCTCTCGACAACGTCGGTGCGGTCTTTGTCGCTGCCGCTACGGGCCACTTTGCGCAGGCGAAGGAGATTTGGGCCAAAGGCACTGCGGACCTCGCCGCGATCGACAAGGCGCACGACGACCAGATACGGGCGAACCATGAGGCGCTCAACAAGGCGCTCACGGCTATCGACCAGAGCATTCTGCAGCCAGTCGATGTAACGGCGAAGTACAAGTCGACTGGCGAACTCCCGCAGATTGCCGGCTTCGACAAGCTCATCAGGCTGTCGGACCGCTACGCGGAACTCGAGATCGAGAACGCGAACAAGATCCTCGACACCATGAAGAAGGTCGCCGAGGAACGTGCGCAGGCTGAAGAGGAGAGCGCGGTCGGGCGGATCGACGCCAACGAGAAGGCGCTGCAGGAGCAGCTGAAGGACGGCGAGGTCACGGCGTCTCAGTTTCTCGCGCAGGACACGGCCCTCATCAACCAGCGACTCGCGGTGCTGCGCGACTTCTACGCCAAGAAGATGGAGTTGGCGGTAGGCGATGAGGCCGAACAGGCGAAGATCCAGACCGAGATCGTCAAGGCCGAAGCCGATGCCTTGAAGCAGCAGCAGGCGGCCGAGAACCAGGCGCGTCAGGCAACGCTCGCGCAGTGGCAGCAGCTCGGCCGCTCGATTGAGACGAGTTTTGCCGGCAACCTCACGGCGATGCTTGAAGGCACCAAGACCTTCGCAAGCGCGGTGCGGTCGCTGTTCTCATCCCTCATTGACGGCATCATCCAGATCTTCGTCAAAATGGCGATCCAGTGGGCCGAGAACATGATTCTCGGCAAGACCGCGGCCGCGGGACAGATTTCCGCCAATGCAGGAGTCGCCGCTTCTGCCGCGATGGGGTCGGTTGCCGCCATCCCGGTCTATGGCTGGGCAGCAGCTCCTGGGGTGGGTGCCGCGACCTTTGCCGAGGCGATCGGTTATGAGGCTGCGGCCTCTGCTGCGGGCGGCTACGACATACCGGCCGGCGTCAACCCGCTGGTGCAAGCCCACGCAAGGGAAATGATCCTGCCTGCCGACATCGCCGAGAGTATCCGCGCCATGACCGGCTCAGGGGGCGAACAGCACAACTACAACGGCGCGGTGAGCATTCAGGCCTTGGACGCCCGGAGCCTCTCGCAGATGCTTGCGCGTCCAGGGGCTCGCAGGGCTGTCTCTGATGCGATTCGCCGTTACGTCTCGCGGGGCGGCCGGTGAGTTCGTTCATCTATCCCACGCTTCCCGGCCTCACGCTCGAGCAGGTACGGAAGTACGAGTGGAAGACGCTGACCTCGGAAGCCGACTCGGGCGTGATGACGACTGTAGCCCGTCGGAAGTACCCGATCCTCCACTGGGAGCACACCTACGAGGTGCTGCGGCGTAATGCCGCCACCGACGAACTCCAGTCCATCATCGGGCTCTACAACGCGCTCCAGGGCCAGTACGACACCTTCCTTTTCACCGATCCTGAGTTCAACACGATCACGGCCGGGGCTCAGGCTACGCAGTACGGTAACTTCGGGACGGGGGATGGGGCGACGCTCGTTTTCCAGCTCGTCGCGACGTTTCAGGTGTCTGGCGGTCCTGGGCAAGCCGAGATCATCCAGAACCTGAACGGCACGCCGATCCTCTACGACAACGGCGTCACCATCTCGGCGGCCAACTACGCGATCGGCGCCACGGGCATCGTGACATTCGGCGTCGGCCATGCTCCGGCCTCCGGTCACGCGCTCACCTGGTCGGGATCCTGGTACTACCGCTGCCGGTTTGAAGAAGACGCCATCGTCTGGAAGAAGATCGGCTTCGCGAACTACTGGTCGGCCACCGTCAAGCTGCGGTCGGTGAAGTTGTGAGACCCCACAACTCCACCATCGTTTCGATCCTTTCGAGCGGCCAGTTCCGGCTCGTCGGTCTATACGACATCACCCTCGCCACAGGTCAGGCCTACCACTTCTCCGATGGCGATGACGCCACCCTCCCGCAGATTTCCGTCCTCACGCCGAGTGCTACCCTAGGCCCCTACACCTACTCTCTCGGCTATACCATCAAGCGCGGCAACATCACGCAGAAGATCGGTACCGAAGCCGGCCACATGGACGTTCACTTCGCGCCCGGTCCTTCCGCTCCTACCATTGCGGGCTACCCCATCCAGCAGGCCGCTCGTTATGGCTTCCTCGACGGCGCACAGCTTCGGTACAGCGAGCTCTACCTCAACCCCTCAGTCGGTGCAAACACGAGCTCGGTGGGCTACTTCAGCGGGCGCATCCAGGACGTCGAGTGCGATGCGCTTGGAGTTCAGTTCACGGTCGACGACTTCCTCGCCTATCTCGGCAACCAGCAGATGCCGCGGCTGCTCTGGCAGACCGGATGCTTTCATGAGGTCTACGACGCCGGCTGCACGCTGCTCAAGGCCACGTTCACCGCGACCGGGACGCTGACCAGCGTGGGCGACGCCGCCCATTTCACCGCTTCCGCCATGACGCAGCCGACGGGCTACTTCAAGCTAGGCGTGCTGACCTTCACTTCGGGGGCCAACAATGGCGTGTCGTGCCCAGTGAACAGCTTCACGAACCCGGGCGCTTTCGCCATGCGGTTCCCGTTCCCGGTGGCTCCGTCTCCTGGCGACACCTTCAGCGTCTACCCCGGCTGCGATAAGCAGGAGGCGACCTGCCAGAACACGAACTCTGCGGTCGGGCCGGCCTTCAACAACGGCATCCATTTCGCCGGCATGCCCTACGTCCCGGTCCCGGAGACCATCTACGACGGCAACATCGACAACCCTCCGGCCCAGCAGGCAGGCGGGACCGCCGGCACCATCATCGGCAGCAACCCCTCCATGAAGGGCGTCCTGCCGCCCTACAAGACCTGACGCCATGTTTGAGGGTACGCCACAGGAGATTGCCGATCGCCGCGCCCACATCGTTACGCTGGCTCAGGAATGGGTTTCCACGCCCTTTCACGACTGCAGCGGGATCAAGGGTGTGGGATGCGACTGCATCCACCTTGCGAAATGCGTCTACGTCGCCGCTGGCCTTGTGCCGGACTTCGAGCTGCCGTCTTACAAGCCGCAATGGTTCCTGCACCGGGACGAGCCGTTGATTCTGAATGGGCTGGCTGAGCGCATGCGGCAGGTTGAGACGGGACTCCCGGGCGACCTTGAGATGTACAGTTTCGGCCGCCATGCCGCGCACTGCGCTATCGTCATCAGCGAGCACGCGATGATTCACGCCTATAAGCCGGTGGGATTCGTCACGGTCGGTGACCGGGCGGAATTTGCCAGTCGTCGTCACAGCATTTGGAGCTTTTTTCCATGAGTGGCCTGTTCGGGCGCCCCTCCAATGCCATGCAGCAGGAGGTCTATACCGGGGTCCAGGTGACGACCTCGCTCCTGGGTGGCGCCATTCCTTACGTCGCCGGCCGTACCCGCGTGGGGATGAACCTCCTCTGGTACGGCAACTTCACGGTCACGACCTCGAACTCAGGCGGCGGCAAGGGTGGCGGGGGTGGTGGGACGAAGCAGTACAACTATTCCGCAGCCTACATCGCCGGACTCTGTGTGGGACCTATCCAGGGCACGTTCAATATCTGGCACGACCGCTCGCTCCTTAACGGTTCCTCGAGCGCGAACCTCACGTATGAGAATCTCGCGCTGGCCTTGGGCTCGAGCGGGCAGGCGGTCTGGGGCGGGTTCCCGTCAGGGACACCGACGGCGCAGAAGATCCCCTATGACCATATCGCCTATGTGGCGAGTTCGGCCTACAACTTCGGGTCCTCGGCCGCCATGCCGAACCTCACCTTCGAGGTGGAAGGGGTCGTTCCTGGGTACTCGGACGCGAACAGCATCTTCGATGCCGACCCATCGGCGGTCATCCCCGACTACCTCCTCGACTCCGTGCATGGTGCCTTGGGGAACTATCCCGGGACGCCACTCACCATCGGCTCATCGGACGCGCCACTGACTGGGACTTCGAACAGCTATCAGTCCTACGTGATGTCGCTCGGGCTTCTTACGAGTCCCTACGAGGATACCCAGCGACAGTCGACCGACTTCCTGACCGAGATACTCGACTGCACGAACTCGAACTGCTGGCTCTCGTGCGACACGCTGAAGGTCATTCCGTATTGTGACACGGCGGTGTCGGCGACGGTGGCGGGGACTGGTTTCAGCTACACGCCGAACCTGACGCCGGTCTACATCTTCACCGACGACGACTACTGTCCGCTGTCTGGCGAGCCGCCGATCAAGCTGAATCGTGCGCCGCAGTCCGACAGCTACAACATGCTGAACGTCGAGTATCTCGACCGCTCGGACTACTACAACACGCAGTCGGTGAACTGCTCGGATCTCAACGACATCGCGAAGTACGGGCCACGGCTCGCGCCTTCCAAGACTTGGCATCAGGTCACGCAGGCCTCGGTCGCCAAGACCGCAGGACAGCTCTGGCTCCAGCGCCAACTCTACGAGCGCAACACGTACACCTTTAGGGTGCGGCGGAATTACGCCCTCCTTGAGGGCATGGACTACATCGGTCTCAACTCGACCGACCCGAACCTCTTGCTCACGGGCCAGCTCTGTCAGGTCACGCAGATCGAGACCGAGGACGACGAGCACGGTGCTTATCTCGTCGTCACGGTGCGGGAGATCCCCGGCGTCACCCGTACCACAGCGCAATACAACTGGGCCGGCGCTCAGGGCTATTTCGCCAACTACGCCGCGGACCCGGGCGCGGTACAGACGCCTAAGTTCTTCATGATGCCGCCGATCCCGGCCGCGCTGTCTGAAGGCATCAACCTCGGGATCGCAGTGTGCGGGCAGACGGCAAACGCCGCATGGCTCGGGGCCGATGTCTATTGTTCGATCGACGGCGGCACGACCTACCAGTACGTCGGGAGCGTGCCGGAGGCCTGCCGTTACGGCACGATCACCTCAAGCCCTGGCGCGGTCGCCGACCCTGACTCGACGACGACGCTCGGAATTGCGTTAGCAAATACGAACCTTCAGCTTTCGACCTCGGCGACCCATGCAGAGGCCGACAGCGCACAGACGCTGATTCTGGTGGACACGGGAACCGGCGCCGAGGTCATGGCCTACGGCACCGCAGCGCTTGTCTCCGCAGGTAACTACAACCTCACGTATCTGCGCCGCGGGCTCTACGGCTCGACGGACCAGGCTCACACCTCGGGTGCCCTGTTCGTCCGCCTCGACGGCGCTATCTTCCAGCTCGCGCTCGACCCCGGCATGGCGGGTCAGACGGTTTACTTCAAATTCGTGTCGTTCAACACCTTCACCCGCTACGGTCAGCAGACACTTTCTGGCGCGACGGCGTACTCGTACACGTTGCCGACGGCAGCGGTTGCAGACAACAGTCCGATGCTCGTGCCGCGTGGGTCCTGTGTCGTCAACTCTAACGGCACACAAGTGGTTAAGGCGACCACTGGGGCTGCGGGATGGGATTCAGACGCCTACTCACCGCAGCCTTTCTTGAACGGGTGTTTCATTTCGTGGCGCGCTGGGCCGGGTCGAGCGATGGCAGGGTTCTGCACAAGCACGGCAACGATCAGTTATACAGGGCTCAACTTCGGATTATTCCAAAACGGTGGCGTTCCGCAGGTTGAAATCTGGGAAAGCGGCGTACAACAAACCACGTCGGGAGGCTCGACGAGCTTCGGCAGTTACGCGCAGGGCGATAGCTTTGAGGTGCGTTACGATGGCGTAACGGTACGTTACTTCCACAATGGCGTATTTCTTAGAGGTGTGCGAGCTCCTGGCTTGACGCTCTTTCCAAGGGTCGCAATGGATGCCGCCGGCACGGTAGTCAGTTCCGTCGCCTTCGGCCCCGTCTCCGGGGTCACGCAGCCGGGGGCGAACTGGCTCAACAGCTACCCGTGGGTCGTCGGCACCACACCGCAGGCGACGCAGGGGAACTACAGCGCGCTCACCGCGGGCGCTACGGGCTCTGGCATCGTGCTCGCGGGGACGGGTTCGTACCCTCTCGGACCTTACGGCGGCAGCGAACCGCTCTGGCTCGCGATCGGCAACGGCACGACCGGGCCAGACGGCGGCTGGGACAACACGGGCGATCTTCAGGGCATCGATCCGACGAAGACATACCGGGCGACCGTTTGGGTATATACGTCCTTCACCGGGACGCAGTCGGGTGAGATCTTCTTCGGTTGCGACGGGAGCGGTGCGACGCTCGACCTGAGCGGAACGACGGACACTAATCCGTATTTCATCGGTTCACTGCCGACTTCCAGCATCACGCCGAACAAGTGGTATCTGCTCGTCGGGTTCATCCACGGCTCTGGATACGGCACGACCGCAGCGGGGATCGGCGGCGTCTATGACCCTGTCGTCGGCGCTTCCGCGCCGGTCTACGGCGCGACCGAGTTCAAGATGGCGCCTGGCAAGACTTATCAGGACCATCGCGCTTACCTTTTCTACACGACGACCGCGGGCAACTCGCTCTACTTCGCCCGGCCGCGCTTCGAGGAGGTGAACGGCAACGAGCCTTCGATCGCGACGCTGCTTGCTCCGGCGCGCGAACTATGGGTGCCGGTCGGCAACACTTTTGTCGGCGTCAGCAATGTACAAAAATTGGCCAGCACGTTCGCGTGGGACTGTGCCGCCTACACTGGCACGTTCGCCAACCCCTGCCATGTGCAGGCGAAGTGGAACTCGCTGAGTGATTACGTAATGGTCGGGCTTTCAGCCAATCCACTCGCGAGTACCGACTACAGCAATCTTGCCTTTGCCTGGTACAACAACGCTGGCACTTATCATATCTACGAGAACGGTTCCAACATCGGCAGCTACGGCGCTGTCGCACTCACCGACCGCGTGGCGATCACGGTAGACGCTGTCAGCGGGACGGTCACTTATCTCCTGAACGGCGTCTCTCAGCGCACGACAACCTACAGCGGTCCCGCATTGCATGGCATGGTCTGCATGTATACGCAGTATTCCGGCGTCAACTCGCTCAGCTTCGGGCCGACGACGACGCTGGATGTGATTGATACCTCCCAGGTAAATGCGAACGCGATTACGGCGTTATACTCCGGCAGCGGAGCCGGCCCCTATACAGCAAATACGCTCAGCGGCACAAATCAATGGACGACGTTGACGGGCAATTTTTTAACGTTGCCAGTGGTAGCTGATACTGCTCAAGAATGGGTCATAACGGCCACGATGGAGGCGATGGATAATGAGGGTACAGATTACGGCGGCCAAGGGGCCATTGGTCTTTGGTTCGATTCCCATACCGCTCTTCCATCCGACAGTTTTCAATATGGCTCTTACTCGAACTGTTCGACGTCACGCAAACCCATGACTGTGCAAGCGATCTTCAGCACCCCCGGTGCAGGTGCCTACACTGCCTGTTATGCAGGTCTCGGTGTTCTGTCGCAAGCTGCGCTTACGGTGCATGCGTGGAACGTCACCATACAAGCTGAGTTGGTCAAGCGATGAAGGATTTTTCGTTTTACGATCCAGTGACTGGCGAACTGACTGGCGAGCACTTCAGCAGCAGCGATCCAATGGGTGTCGCGCTCAATGTGACTGAAGCACGGCCAGCGGTTGAAGGCAGGCATGATCACAAAACGCATCGCGTGGACCTCAAGAGCATGCAGATCGTGCCGCATACGGAAGCCCCGCCTCCGCATCCAGTGGATGTCAGGTATGACCTTCTGGCGCAGATAGCCGCGCTTGAAGCCAAGCAACACCGAGCGGTGCGCGAGTTTCTGCTCGGTAAGGGCGGCGCGGATCGACTGCGCGAGATGGACGACGCTATCGCGGCAATTCGCACTAGTCTCGCGGCAACTCCGGTGGCTCGTGAAACGTCGGAATCGGCGCCGCCGGCGGCCGGTGATGGTCCAGCGAAATAACTGTGCCGATCACGACGGCGCCCACGACGGCCTTGCACGCGGTCGGATACTCCCGGCACGTCGCACACCCAGCGAGTGCCAAGACGGCAACGATAAGTAAGGCTTTCATTTTCGGTCCCTCCTGAGTCGGTCTATGTACCGCTTCACCAGCGGCCACTCGGTGGGGCGAAGCCAGACCTCGAAGCGTTTCAGTCCAAGTCTCGCGCGACGGTCGCGTAGTGCCTGCTGCCGCTCGAGGTTCGTCTTTCCCATGACCATCACCCTACTCTGTTACCGGTAACGAGTCAAGGAGACCTGTGAACCTAACGCTAATCCGTGAACCTGACGACGGTAAGCGCACGTTCGGCGTTATGACCGTCGGTGGCCTCACGCTGCAGACGCTTGAGCGCCCGTGGATAGAGGCGCCTGACGGCGTACCTGGCGGCCATCCGATGACCTCTTGCGTGCCAGCGGGGGCCTATACGCTGGTACTCCACGACACGCCGAAGCACCCGCAGACCTGGGCGCTGGTGAATCCAGACCTGGGCGTGTACCACGAACTTGCCGACATCCCTGCCGGAAACCAAGGCCGGGTGGCTTGCCTCATTCACACGGCGAACATCGTGGAGCAGCTCGCCGGCTGCATCGGAGTCGGGCTTACACGCTCGACGCTGAACGGTGAGCCGGACGTAGGCGCGTCCATCATGGCGTTCAACGAACTGAAGGCCGTCGTCCCGTGGACGGCAGGGCATAGCCTCACCATCATATGAAGGCGAACGGCCAGTACCTCCGCCGCGAACGGCAGCACCCGTACAGGTCCTCCCGCGAGGCCACGCGAGAGCGCATACGCGCCGAGCTTGCCCGTGGGGTGACGGGACTACGGGGTATCGAGTTCGCCCGCTGGCAGGCGTTCCTTGAGGCTCTGCGCGAGCCCAAGCGGGCAAGGCCCATCGATCCTGGCATCGCCGAATTCCGGGCACTGCTCGAGGCGCGCTCCCGTGGCCGCTAAACGTCGCCGCGAGAACTACATGAAGCGGGAGATGAAGAAGGCGCCGTTCCCGCTCGAGCTTTTTCTCGATGTGATCATGCTGCGCTCGACGCCGCTCACGGCGGTGGTGTGGGGGACCTTCCTCCTCACCATCAGCCTGCACGTCGCGTGGGCCTGCGGCTGGCTCACCCGCTGGGGCATAGGGGAGGGCTTTGAGGCCGCAGGATCCGCCTCCAAGGTGCAGCAGCAGCTTCAGTGGCTCGTGAGTAACGACGCCCGCTACTACTTCGCCGTGCTCTGCCGGCTGCCCGATGGCATCGCGCGTGAGCAGGTCGCCGATCACCTGGACCGCCTCGAGGCGGAATACAAGTACCTGACGAACGGGCAGAGCGTCACGTTCTCGCCGTGCCCTCCACTCGCACAACCAGCGCAATGAGGTAATTCTATGGGCGTCCTCGACATTATCGGCGCGATCTTCAAGCCGATCTCTGACGTCATCGACCACGTTCTGCCCTCGGGTGATGCCAAGCTCGCCTTGCAGCAGAAAGTGCTCGAGGGCCAGATCGCCGCTAGCGCTTCCCTCATGGACTACGAGAAGCAGCTTCTCGGCGCCCAGGCACAGATCATCACCGCCGAGGCTCAGGGGAACTCTTGGCTGCAGCGCTCGTGGCGCCCGATCACGATGCTGGTCTTCCTCGCGCTCGTCGTTTGCGACAGTTTCGCGTGGCTCCCGAACAAGCTCGCGCCGCAGGCATGGACACTCTTGCAGATCGGGCTCGGCGGCTATGTAGCCGGTCGATCGCTGGAAAAGGTCGCCGCGCCTGTCGCGGCCGCAATCAAAGGTAACGGAGGTAAGTAACATGACGGACCCATTCACTCAGCTCAAAGAGGCCGCGAAGGCACAGGTCGCCACCGAGGAAGCCAAGGTCAAAGGCTGGTGGGCGACGAACTGGAAGGAGGTCGGCTTCTGGCTGGCCTTGGTAGCCGTCGGCGTGCTCATCGGCCACTTCGCTTGAAGTACCTCTGGGCCATTCCGGCGCTGGCCGTGTTCCTCGCGTACTTCTGCGTCGAGATCCCGCTGATGCTGGCCGGATTCGTGCTTGTATCCGTCTACGGGGCGTTGCCAGGGCAGCAAATCCACATGGCGTCCCCCAAGTACGCCGACCGCACGGTGCTCGCCTGGAAGCCCGTATGGCTCCAAGCGCTGTGGGGAAACTGGCAGAACGGGATCGATGGCACTGCCGGGGATGACCTGCCTGAAGGCTGGCCGCACCTCGCGTGGTGGCCGTGGCTGCAGATATTCGGCTGGTCGGCGTGGCGGAACAAGGTCGGGAACGAGCGCTGGACGACGCTCCTCGGCATGGCTGTGGACCCGGCGAAGGTGCGGGTCTGCTTCTCGAGCGAGCTCCCCGTGAATCTCCGCCGCGGCTACTTCCTGGTGCGCCAGGGCTGGCGATTCCAGTTCCGGTGGACGTATAGCGCGACACGGCAGCTTCGCTTGGGATGGGGGATAGCGGAGCAGGGAGGGGCGACGCCGCTAGGGGTGGGATTCTCTACGGAGCCGGCGGCGGCGACGGTTTAACTTCTCGGTGACACCGAGGTCCCGTCGTACCGTTGCCATGGTTTCCTGATAAACCAGAAACCCATGCGCCAGTTAGCTAACCCCAGATCGCTCTTCGCGAATCTCGGAGACACTATGGCAATGTAGAATGGCCAGCCCGGCGTGACAATCAGCATTTGTCAGCGCTCACGTCGGCTGACTTCCCGGCTTGCCCTTGAACTTCGGTTGGTTGTACCGCGGAGCCTTTGGGCGCTTGTTGTCCGACACCGCCTCGGGGACAGTCTTCGGCTTGGCGGGCGGGCGCTTGGGCTTCGGGTTGATCGGGACGGGGGTGTTCATGTGGGAATACCTTGCAGTCGGTGAAGGTTTCAACGATGGTCTCACAGCGATCGCATTGCCACTGGGATACGAGTTGCTGGGTGGTATAGCCAGATCGCCTCACCCATTGGCCTATTTCTCGCATGACCCACGGGTTCGTGCATGTCGGGCACATCACATCGGTCATGGAGCTGGCTCTGCGCTGATAGCAGCTCTCGCTTCCTTCATGGCCTTCTTCCATCGCTCGACTGGCGGGCACATGACGTAGGCATGGCCGATGTCAGACTTGTAATGGTGGAAGTCATCGCATCCGACAACAGGCTCGTCCTGAACCAAGGCCAGTAGAATCGTCCTCAAGCGCGTTATCCGCTCCGCAGCCTCTCTGAGCATGTCCGGGGCCTTGTTCCAGCCATGGCCGTCGTTGGCCTGCCGCACAAGCCGCTCCGCGAACTTTTTATCGGAGACGTGCTTCTCCATTGTTTGGTGCTCCATCTTCGTTTAGAATGCTTGCAGGCTAGAAGTTAGCTTAGATTCAGTCCTGAGCGTTGGCTGATCACCGACGAGAGCAACTGGTACTACCGTTCTAGCTTAGACGCGCCACCGTAATGGATGGCGTTGTCGTTTATGGGCGCCGCCATCTCCTCGCACTCCACCATAGTTAGCGGCACAGCGAGTCTCTTTTCTGCTCGCGAACACCCTTTGCGAAGCAACTCTCCGGTGATGTTGCTGAATAGATCCACGTTCGTACAGTAGGCTGGCCAAGCTGCGGTCGCTTCGGTCAATCGCTCTTCGTATGCCGCGATCTCGTATGTGAGGGGATTCCCGCATTCACCGCAACACGGATTTGACGGATAGGTAATGACTTTCATTGAGGCTCGGACGCACTAAACTGTTGCACGCGAACCCCGAGCTCGCGCGCTTGTCTGACCATATCTGCTGTTCCTTTGCCTCCGGGGAAGGCGACGACCAAATCTGGATGGAAGTCAGTCAGCATGCGCCGGTTGCGGATCGGTCCAGCGGCTTTCCCATGCGTGGCCCAATCTGCGGGCACAGTGACGCGCTTCACCTTGTGCATCTCTGCCCAGCACCCGCCAAGGAAGTCC